TTATAAATTGGTCTTTATAATTACCAACCCAACCAAATGTCCAAGTATCAGGATTTGATGTATTACCTGCACCAAAAAGTACAGAGTTATTATTATCTATTGCACTTCTTTTAACCCAAGCAGACCAAGTCCAAGTCTTACGATTACCTGCACTAGAAGGTGTCCTACTAAGATAAGCAGAATCATCATCATTAAATCTAAGAGATTGGTCTATAGTGTAACCACCAGTTGCACTTGCAGGAATTACATCTGAGTTAATTAATGCCATTTACTGTTGTGCCAATGAGTTATAAACACGAACATTTGTACCATCTGATATATATCCGATCACATAAGTTCCTGCTGTTGTAATTGTAGTTAGCATATCTGCACCCATTACTTTAGTTGTTGATGCTGCACTTATTGTATGTCCACCAGTATTTACTAATACTATAGTGCCAGACTGACCATCTGGAATGTTAGTAAAAGTTAATGTAATAGCACCCGTTGGAGTGCAAGTGAAATTCTGTCCAGCTGACAAATCAAAAGAACCATCATTATCTACAACATCTGCACTTCTTTGCGGTGCAGTAAAGTTTTGTGTTACATCTGTTTTAGCTGTATCTGCATCATAACCTTGAACAGTTGTTCCAATGTCAGAAGATTCTAATTTATCAGTATTTAAATTAGTAAAGTTGGAGTCCATCTCTGTATGAGTTAGAGCTGAGCCTTTACCACTTCTAGTTACTATTGTTGCCATATTTCACCTATATAATGTATGTTCCAGAGCTATCTTTATAATGCGTTTCAGCATATTCTCTAGCTGATACTTGTATTAATCCACTCTGGTCAGTTTCCAAAGATAATATCATAAATTTGCGATTTCTGTCCAATAAATCATGGTCTATAGTAATAATATCACCAACCTCTAAATCTGCGTGTTTAACAGTAGTAGCAAAGTTACAAATCAATGGTGTTTGTTTAATTCTATTGCCAGAACCATCTTCTGTATATCTAGAAGCGTTTAATGTAATCTCAGCTAATTCTTCTGCTTGAGTTGTATTAGTTACTGCTTTAATATCTAATATCTTTTCAATAATCTGACCTTCTAAGTCTTGCAAGTCAGTATCTTCAATTAATACTTGTGATGCTAACCAGTTATCTGTTGGATTAATATATTTAAGTCTAACCTTGTTAAATATGTCTTTTGATCCACGCATAGTTATATTTAGCGTGTTATTTAAAATATCATCATCAGTCAAAGTAGCAACAGATGTTTGATTTTTAGCATCTGCTTTTAATTTCCAAGTATTTTCAGAATGAATAATCTGTCCTCTAAATGTTGATAACACTTCTTGAATAATGGATTGAACATTAGCTTGTTGGATTAATGCTAAGTTACAAGTCCAACCATAAGTAGCACAAGCAGTCTTAACTTCATAAAAAGATGCAATATCTATTCTTGAATCTGGAACACCAAGACTTTCGCCAAGAATATCTAAAATGATTTCAGCCGGATTATTTGAATAAGATGTTGTTGTTGAAATAGTTGATGAATCAGTTAATGTTCTAATCTTCTTACCTTCTACTTCAACAGTCATTGTTGCTAATTGAGTATTTTTATTTTGCTGACCATCAAACAATTGGTGAACGGCCATAAAAGAAACACCTGCTGGAATATTAGCACTAGCAAGACCAAGAGTAGAACCAGCTTGAGTATCTCCGGCTGCATTAACTACAAAATCAATATTTTGGATATTAGTTGCTGTTGATGATGCGTTATACCATTTGATATGATGATATGTGCTTGTATAAATATTGCCAGATATTAATGTTTCTTGTTGTTGATCAGAATATATATCAGTTACATCATTTATTTCGTGTCCAGCAAAAGCAACAATAGCCCAATAATCTCTGTTATAACCTTTGGCAGTATCATCAGTTGTGTAATCGTTATTTGCTTCTTGATAAAGAATATTTCCAGCTAATCTATGAAAACCATAAACAATTGGCACAGTTCCAGTATTTGTTCTTTGTGCTTGTAGTTTTTGTCCAGCATAATTATCAGCACCAGATAAATCACCTAAGTCTGGTATATCTGGAGCAAAAGCACTACCGGCCAATGAAGCACCAGCAAGAGTAACAACAGCAGTAGCAATACCAACACTAACACCAAGAACAGGGGCTAACATTGTTCCTAAAGTTGGAGCAAATATAACCGCAGCTATAGCCGCTACTTTTTTAACTGCACTACCCATTATTAATCCTTAATACCAAACAATCTTTATCTAATAATTTATGTTCTATATGTTTCAAATCTTCGTTATAAACCCAATAAGCAAACTTATTAATAGCACAACCTACTGAGGTTCTAGTTAACACTATATCGTTTTTTTCAGCATTTTTAACTGGTTTACAAAAACTCTTGAAAAAACCAATATGGTCTTTTCTAGCTAAAAACTTTTTTTCTTGTTCTACATACAAATCCATATTATTAATATCTAATTTGTAGTCTTTCCAACCATTGGGTAAATCGTAATATAGATTTAGATAATTAATAACAACTGTAAAACAATTTCTCATTATGCAACTTCTTGTCTGCCCCAATAAATTATATCGGTCATAGCACCAACAACAGTTGTAAATTCATTCTGGTTATAGGTTCTTGTCGGGTAAGGTTTTGACCAGTTGTTAAACTCTGTTGTAATTGTGCCTTGTAATGTTGATTCTGTTGCACTAAAAGTATCAATGATTCCAGCAAACAATGTCCAGACATCTTTAGTAATACTGTCTAAATTAAGTTTTGGATAACTATCTAAGTTATCTCCATAACCATAAGTATAAGTTTCATCTTTAATTGATTCTGTGGGAGGTGTATAAGCAACACGCTGAATTAAAGCTCTATTGTTTCTCCACTCAGTTGATAGTGCTGTGTTTGACAATGCTGAATTAACATTATCAATAGTTACATTAATAGAGTCAGCTGCCATTGAGAAATCTTCAACTAATCTATCAAATGTAATTGCAAGTGGTGTGTATTCAATACTATTGTAATTAACGAATATATCGTGATCAGTAAAATACAAAGTTTCCTTAAATGTATTATCAAAGTTATACATATCAAACTCAAACAAATGTAGCATTGCTAATTGTCTATCAGTTCTTGAATTACTAGATATTGTTTTACTCACAGTTTCACCTCAATTAAATCAGCCTGGCATAAAAATAGACCATCAATGCGTTTTTGATATTGGAAAGAATCTTGTTGGAATCTAGCATTAGATACACTAGATAATCCAGTATAAAGAATATAATCGTCTTGATCCTCAATATAATCATCTGCCATATAAGGTATTGATACACCAGTATCAGTTCCATAGTCAGGAACGCCAAATTCACCCATAATGCCACTATTTTTACGATAGAAGGTTAATAGCTTAAGAAAGTCAGTTTCTCTTAATAACCAGTACATAGTCCAATATCTTTTTAGACCACCTTTGTTTCTAGCGTGTCTTACTGATTGTCCAATATTAGAAAAGATAGCATTATTTACATATTTCAAATCAACAGCATAAGGTTGAGCATCAGTTAATACATTTAAAAATGATTGATCAGATGATTCTGAACGAGTATAACTAGATGATTGAGCAAATAAATCTTGATATTCATCAAAATTAAAGAATACTGAGGTTATTAAACTAATCTTTCCTGTATATAGTCTGCTTCTTGCATCAATCTTAAATTGAAAGTCTTTAAATGCCCAGACAGAAGCATTTAATGTCATTGTTTCCGGCCTTAAGTCTATAGTGGAAAACTCAGTTGATACATAATCATCTTCAACATAATCTGCTTCCATGTATAGAAAGTCAGTAGCCTCATCATTTAAATCAACAATAAATGTATTTGAATTGTTATTTTCATAAGCATTTCTAATTGTTTCGTAATTAGCAAATGTTAATCCTCGATAAGATATAGTTAATTCCATTGCTGGAATAGAATAATTAACGATTCTTTGTTCTACGCCAGAATCAAATGGGAATGCAGTACCTTGTTTGCCCCATTCTTCAAACTGATGATGAAAGTTATTAGCAAGTAATACGCTTGTAAGATTATTCATACTACTTGCTTAATTGTTCTTCTGACAGTTCCGTTGGTTTGCAAAGAGTTGTTGATAATGTTTTCAATAGTATGTTTATTACCAACAAGATAATTATTAAATGAATTTGCATCAATAGCCTGGACATTGAAGTTAATTTCAGCTTGTGTAACATTGCCTTGACCACCACCAACAGAATATCCAGCATTCATAGCTTCAATAGCACCTCTATTTCTAGCTGCACCATATCTATTAATAACTGCTTCTCCAGTTTGTAATTTTGCTAATCTTTCATCTGATCTCATTCCAGAATGATAACTAGGCAGACCAATCATTCCGCCAGTATGTTTTACTTCTGATGTTCCAGTATGAAAAGACATACCAAATGCTCTTAACATTGGAACAATTACTGATTGTCTTACTTGTATTCTAATTAAATCAGCAACAATAGATTTTGCCATATCACTAAAAGATGTTTTAACACCCATAGCCATATTAACAAAAGCATCTTCCATACCTCTAGCAACTTTAAGACCAACATTAGTTAAATCAGTTGCTTTTCTATTTGCTATTTCTACGCTTTCAATATACTTAACAAAACCTCTATTAGTTCCATCAAAAAATTCTTCTGCTGACTGTCTTAATTTTTCATAAACAGTCATATTTTGTTCTAAAGCAGCCGATCCACCAGCATTTATATCAATGCCTTCTTTTTGTATTTCGTTAGTTCTGCCTAATTTTTTATTTAATTTATCTAATTCTTCAGTATATTTTTTTAATTGATTTTGATTATCTGTTCCATACAAGGCTGCATCTTTTTCTAAAACATCAATAGCTTGTTCTAAAAATCTAACTCTAACATCATCAGAATCACTAAATAAATCTCTAAGTTTTAAAAAACCTAAAGTAAATCTTTCAATTAATAATGTAGCACCACCTAATAATTTTGAGATTAATCCAAACGCACCAG